AACTCGAAGAGCACGAAGTAAAGCCTTTAGTTAATCCGTTATATGTTAAGTACGACGCGACTTTAAACACAGTTGCGGCGCTCTTCCTAACAGGAAAAACGGAAGAAGACGTAGTAGCCTTACTAGAGCACAGACCGACTGAAGAACTCGAAACCGCGTTGAGGTATTTCCGCGAACGAGTCGAGCACTCGAAACGAGGCACGAAATGAAACTTTTCGGAATTGGAATAGCCATAGTTATAGCGCTCCTCTCCGTTAGCGAAGCCGCAAGCGCTCCACTCGCTGAGCCTGCTCGCCGCCGTCCTACGGATACGACGAGCACGACGAGCACGACGACGACGCTTCCCGTTCCTGCTGACGCTTATTGCGGAGGCTGGTGGAATCTCGCTCGCGAGGTTGGCTGGAAAGAAGAAAATCTTGCGAAACTCGATTACGTAATTCACCGTGAGTCGCGTTGTCTTCCTAAAGCATTTAACGCGCAAGACCCGAACGGCGGAAGCGCAGGCTTAACGCAAATAAATTACTTCTGGACTTCTAAGACGACTTACTACCCTCGCGGATATCTTCAGACTCAGAACGTGCTGAAGAATCGAAACGAACTCTTCGAACCGCGTACGAATCTCCTCGCGGCGCTTACGATTTTCCGCTATTCCGAAGAGGCGAACGGGTGCGGCTGGAAGCCGTGGCTCGTCTCCTGCTCTTAGCCGCAAACACCTATAAATAAAGGGTAAAAACGGTTCTGGACAAGTGCTCCTTCGCCACCTTACGCTTGGAATATCGGAATAAGCCGATTACTTAAGAGGAGGAAACGAAATGAGAAGGAAAGACCTAGAGGTAGGAAAGGAATACTTCACGAGCGCTAAGCCGCTCGACGAAGTTTCGTATTGGAATAACAACACTCGCGCAAAGGTTCGCGTCGAAGACGTCGAGCACTCGTACGAAGGACGGTTTAGGAACGGCTACTACGTGACTTATTCTGCTGACCTCGAAAACTTCCGTAAGACGTCTAGCGGTCAGGGAATCCTCGTCAGTTACGAAGACCGCGATTACAACGGAAATGTTCAGCGCTACTTCCGCGTCGTAGCCGCTCGCCTTATCCGCGCTCCTTACGAGCAGGCGAAGCACGAAGTCACCGAACGTCTTCGTAAAGAGGAAAGCGCTCGCCTCGCTCGCGTCTACGAGAAGCGTCGCGAGGAGGAGCACTATACGAACGTCGTTAAGCCTGCTCTTAACTCTCTTACGTCCGCGCTTAATACGTTCGCCACAGAAGTTACAGGTAAGCCTTCGTATTTTCACGAAGGTTCGCCGCTTCGTAACTTGCCGCTCGACGTAATCGAAGCGCTTACTCTTATCGTCCGCGAAGCAGTATGGCAGGAGGTGAGCGCCTAATGCTGTACGAAACCGATTACGAAGCGCGTCTTAGAGTTAAGACGCAAGGAGTCCGCCTGAAGGATTCCGTCGCGATAGTGCTCCGCGAGCCGTACGACGGTTCGGAGTTCGAAGGGATTACCGACGAAGAAGGAAAAGAAGTCTGGGAACTTATCGAACTCTGCGGAGGACTTTACGACTCGTCCGAAATGTCGTGGCTCGAAATCCGCGAGGAGTTCTGGCACCACTACGAAATGCTGAACGACGCGAGGGAAGAGTTCGGAACTCAGCACTCCGTAACGGCGCTTTTCGACCTTATGTTTCAGGACGAGGAGGTTACGAAATGAGGCTTTCGGCTCGACGCCTAGAGGCGCTTATTGAGGCGGCTGGAAGAGGCATAGACGAGTGGGAGGCGGAAGACGACGACGAGACGAACGGCGATATCGAAGCGGCTCGCGAAGGCTTGCGTTATCTCTACGAGATTCGTCGTAAGCGCGAAGTAGCGAAGGTGGCGTTTCGTAACGCGACAGACGAGGAGAAAGCCGCCGTTATCGCGTGGGCTAGGAAGGCGTAGGAGGCGCGGAGAAGCGTCCTAGAGCCGCTAGGAGCGCCGTAGGAGCCGTAGAAGGCTTTCCCCTGCCTACGGCGCTCTTAGAGCCTCCTAGAGAAGTTCTAAAAGAAACGACTAACGAAAGGAGCAGGAAATACCCCACTACACCCTCGAAATATCGTAAACCTATAAGTACCTAGAGAAGGAGAATTAAATGAATAAACCGTTTATTAAACCGCTCGACGAAGAAGAGCCGAACGTACGCGTAATGAGAATTTACGAACTTACGGTTCGTTTCGTCGTTCCCGATTACGGCGACCCTTGCGAGGAACATAAGCACTTCCCAATGGCTACGCCACTCGATTACGTCACACTCGACGCCGAAGCCGTTCTTCTCTCCTACGAGGAGAAGGAGGTAGTTCTTCCGTGATTCACGTAACGAACTGGCAACGGTGGACGAGGACGAAACTCGTCGTAACCGTTATCGCCTTCTTAGCGGCGCTGGCTTGCGCTGGCGGCTTAGAAGCAGAAGGAACGGAGCCGATTCCCTCGCCTGAAGGATTTGTATTCTTTATTTCGATTACAGGCGCTCTCACCTACAACCTAATTAAAACCGACAGAAGGAGAAACTAATGAGTCGCGAAACTCTCGACTACCTGAATAAAAATATGCTTATCGGCTTTACGGAGAAGCGCGGTAACGCTTGGCACTATCGCGCTGACCTCCAGAGCGAAGAACCGAATCACTACGACGGCGCGATTCCGCTCGAAGACGTCCGACGACGCCTCTTCTCGTGGAAAGCAGTAGAGGAGACAATGTACGTAAAGTCTCCGAACGGATACGTCGAAGTTCCGAACCGTAAGGCGATTATCCGCGACGACTCCTACGAAGTGTTAGGAGTTCCGTCGAGCCGATACGCGCCGCACCAGTACGACGACGTTCTTCTAGGTGCTGTCTCGAATATTCTCGACGACGACCTTTCTATTGGCTCCGCAGGCGTCCTGAAAGGCGGCGCTATCGCCTTCGTTCAGGTCGAAATGCCAGAGAACGTGAAAGGAGCAGGCGGCGTAGAGTTCCGTCCTAACCTTCTCGCGACGACCTCGTTTAACGGAAGTATTGCGACGACGTATAAGCGGACGGTAACTATCGTCGTCTGCGATAACACGCGAGACGCGGCACTTCGAGAAGACGGCGAGGCGTATACCGTTCGACATACGGCTAACTCGTCGCTCCGTCTACAGGACGCGAGAACCGCTCTTAACGTCGTTCACACTATGGCGGACGACTTTCAGCGTGAACTCGAAGCGCTCCTTTCGCAGAAAGTAACGGATAAGCAGTACGAGAAATTCGTAGCGAAGTACGTTCCTACTCCTGAGAAAGACGCTCTACAGGCGATTACGCGAGCCGAAAACACTCGTTCGATTCTCCGCAACCTCTGGACGAACGACGAGCGCGTAACACCTTGGAAGGGAACGGCGTACGGAGTGCTCCAAGCGGTAAACACCTACCGTCACCACTTCCGTCCTACTCGCGGAGGAACCGTACTCGCGGAGCGTAACTACCTTGACGCTCTAACAGGTAAAACAGGCGCGGCAGATATCGAAGCGCTTAAAGTTCTCGCCAATTTCCGCTAGGCGAGAAATCCCGTAACAGGTAGTCTCTGTGCTTCCCCTTCGCAGAGCCGCGTTCGATTCGCGGTACGGGAACGAGAAAGGAACTAATGAAAACTTCGACGCTTATCCGAATAGTCGAACTACTTCACTACGTCGTCCGACGCGACTTAGAAGACGAACTAGACCTGATTATTAAAGAGTTAAGAGAAGAAATATCTAAACGAAAGAAGGAGAAGAAATGACCGACAACCTAAGAGCCGAACTAATTATGGAACAGAGCCGCGTCTCTGACCTATCGACGGCGAACGAAACTCTTCGCGAGGAGCGCGACGAAGCGCGACGTTTCCTCGAAGAGGTAAAGGAAGAGTTAGCGAAAACGAGGCAGGCGCTCCGCGACGCTCTCGCAACGGTAGACAGGCTTCGTATTCACCTTCAGCAGGGTGTCGAACTCTAATGAAACTCTTCGTAACGATTTACTTCCTCTGCGGAGTGCTCGTCGCGTTACTGCCGCGTCTTCTCTTTCGGAAAAAAGATGACTGACGCCGAAGTTCCCGAACCGCTTTTTACGACGCTTCTCGCGGATAGCGACGGTTACTGTCGCTGGAAGTGCCGCCTACCTGATTCCGACGTAGGAGATAGTTACGTAGAACTTCTGGTATGGCTTGCGAATGACGGAACTATGGCTATCGCGACGCGTCCGCTAGTCGAGCGAACGTGGTCGCCACCCGTCTACTGTCGAAGGGTATGAATAATGAACGTAAAGCGGCGTTTCGAGAAGTCTTCGTATGTCCGTCTTGTAATCGCGCTCTTACGCTTTACGTTCGCGTCTCTACGCCTCCTACGTGCTCAAATCCTGAGCGACATACGAACCGCGTTTTCGAAATGGAAAAAGTAGAGCAGGAATAGTGGCTTATCAGCCGTCGTTCGATTTAGAGCGCTTTAATTTCGTCCGTGACCTAAAAGACGGCGAAGAAGGCGAAGCGTTCGTTACTGCTTTCCTTCGAGCGCTCTCTTGCGGCGCGTTCGAAGTTAAAACGGATAGATACCGCAACGGACGTATGGTAATCGAGACGCACCAAGCGCCTATGCGAGCACTTCAGGAACTCGATTTAAACGAATCCGTCTGGAAGCCTTCTGGAATTAACGTCACGACGGCTAAATGGTGGATTTACGTTTATGCGCTCGAAGGAGAATCAGGCGCGTTCGTCGCTATCGAAGTAGGACGTCTAAAGAGATATCTCCGAAAGAATTCGGAGCGCTTTAATGCGACGACGAAGAAGATTTTCGCGGCTCACTCCGATAATCCTTCTCGCGGCTGGCTTCTAGAGGCGGCGGACGTTTTCGACCTACTTACGAATCCCGTATACGACTAAAACAGGCTATTTACGGGTGAAAAGAGGTTCTGGACTCGCCTACGGGAGCCACCGTAGACTCGTCTTAACGAATTAACGAGGAGGAACCTATGAATAACCGATATCGCGGAACGTGCTCCGTATGCTCCGTCAGCGTCGAGGCAGGCGAAGGCTTCTACGACGGCGGCTACGTATTCTGCTCCGAACCTGTATGGAAGCAGATGAACGACGCGAGCGGACGTACCTTCTACTGTCTTAACGAATTTAATAAGCGTTTCGGATTCTCATTCGAAAGTGCCACCGCCGTTTTCGCGGAAGAGAAGAAGCACGAGGCGGAGGAACTCGCTACCGTTCGCGAGAAGGTTCGTCTCGACCTCGTAAACGGCGGACTCGTCGCGGCGGCGGAAGAGGCTCGCGTTCGTTCGCTCGAAGCAGTAATTCGGAAAGTTGTCGGAGCCGATATCGCTCTTAACGAAATGACGTGGGAGCAGATTACGGACGTCCGTAACGAACTGACTCGTCGTACCGACGCTCGCCTTCGCCGCGAATCTCTCCAGACGTGGAAGGACGAGGATAAATGTCCTCGTTGCGGAGGCGCTGGCGGTTCAGATAAATGGAATTTCACGGGCTGGACGTGTAACCGTTGCGGAGGTACAGGAAAGTATTAAGCCGAAACGCCGCAAGGCGTCGAGCGGTATCGCCGCTCCTGACGAGGCTCGTCGGAAATCTAAGAGGAGGAAATATGACTAGGAAGCACTACGAGAAAATAGCGAAGGCGATTTCAGAGGGAACGGACATTATCGTTCTTATCGAAACGCTTATGGATATCTTCGAGGACGATAATCCGCGTTTTGACCGCGAGAAGTTCCTTATCGCCTGCCGCTTAAAGTAAGCAGAAGCCGAAACGCCGCGAGGCGTCTAGCGGTAGTGCCGCTACTGAAGAGGCTAAAAGTCTGATACCATTTCGCTCCTATCGAAGGAGCGAGAAGTGGAAATTAGATACGAACGAGTATCCGTAGACGACTTAAAGCCTCACCCTAAGAACGCTCGTCAGGGAGACGTAGGCGCGATTAGCGAAAGCCTCCGCGAGAACGGTCAGTATCGTCCGCTCGTCGTTCAGCAGGGAACGAACTTTATTCTCGCAGGGAATCATACGTTTAAAGCCGCGAAACTTCTTGGCTGGAACGATATCGAAGTGGGCTATATCGACTGCGACGACGATAGAGCGCTTCGTATCCTGCTCGCAGATAACCGCGCTAACGACCTCGCTACTTACGACTCAAACGTTCTTAAAGAGATTCTAGAAGAACTCGCCGCTACTCCCCTCGAACTTTCAGGAACGCTCTTCGACGGCGACGCTCTCGACGAGATTATTTCCGATATCGAAAACGAAATTCCTGACGCGTTCCCTACCGTCGATACCGATTTGGCTACCGAACATAAATGTCCGAAGTGCGGCTACGAGTGGAGCGGCTCGACGACGTAATGGACTTCGTACTTCCTTCTATGGAAGAGGTTCGCCGTGTTCGCGGTACGAACGGCTTTACGGCTATCTCTACTTTCTCTGGCTGTGGTGGCTCCTGTCTAGGACTCGAAATGGCAGGCTTCGAGATACGAGCCGCGTCCGAATTCGTCGAAGCGGCGCGAGATACCTACCGTCTTAATCACGACGGCGTACCTATCAGCCCTGCCGATATACGAGAGATAAACGGTAAGCACCTTCTAGCGCTCGCAGGATTAGACGAAGTAGACCTTCTCGAAGGCTCTCCTCCCTGCGCCGCGTTCTCTACGTCAGGTAAACGCGAAGACGGGTGGGGAAACGTAAGTAACTATTCCGATACCGCGCAACGCTCAGACGACCTGTTTTTTGAGTTCGCTCGAATCCTTAACGATATTCAGCCGAAGGTATTCGTCGCAGAGAACGTCAAAGGCTTAACCGTAGGAACCGCTATCGGATACTTTAAAGAGATTCTTCGCCGCCTCCGCTCCTGCGGTTATCGCGTCGAAGCGCGAATAGTAGACGCCTCTAGGTGCGGAGTACCGCAGAAACGTGAGCGCCTTATCTTCGTCGGAGTACGCGAGGACTTAGGACTAGCGCCTGTCTTCCCTGCTCCCCTTCCTACTCGTCCTACCGTCCGTGACGCGTTAGGCGAATACCTCTCGATTCCTGCTCACGTCGGAAGGTTCGACCCTGAGACAGGAGAAGACTTGGATTTCACGCGCTACGCGATAGGACGCGAATATAAGAACCTACGTCTAGGCGTCGTCTCGCGTAAGTATTTAAACCTCGTCCGCGTCTCTCCCGTTAAGCCTTGCCTAACGATTACCGCTACCGCAGGAGTAGTAGGAGCCGCGTCCGTAACTCACCCCTTCGAGCCGCGAAAGTTTAACCTTCGAGAACTCCGCGCTCTCTGTTCGTTCCCTGCTGACTTCGAACTAACAGGAACGTATCGCGAACGAGCCGAACGAATCGGACGTTCCGTACCTCCGCTAATGATGAAGCGCGTAGGCGAAACGATTAGAGACGAGATACTTAGGAGGCTTCCGTGACGTTCGAAATACCTCGTGACTGGACGTTTAAAAACGCAAACGTAGCGGCAGGCTTCGAGCGGCACGTACGGGAACAGTTACCCTTCTATGACCTCGTAGCAGGAGCCGTAGCGCATATCGCTAGGCACTATCTCCCCGAAGGCGGAAGGCTCTACGACATAGGAGCCTCGACGGGAAACATAACGCGCCTCTTAACCGATTCCCTGAAAGCACGTAATTGCGAAGCCGTCTCTATAGATAACTCTCCCCAGATGAAGGAACTCTTCGACGGATACGGACGCTTCGAACTAGCCGACGTACTCGACTACGACTACGAACCGTTCGACGTCGCGACGCTCTTCCTCGTGCTTATGTTCCTCCCGATAGCAGAACGAAAGCCTTACCTCCGCCGCCTATACGACAACCTCAACGTAGGAGGAGCGCTAATCGTCGTAGATAAAACCGAAGACGCCTCTCGCTATATCGGCACTATCTACCGCCGTCTTACCCTCGCAGGAAAGGTCGCGAGCGGCGTAGACGCGAACGAAATCCTCCAGAAGGAACTCAGCCTGTCGGGAATCCAGCGACCCATAAGCCGCGATATCTTCCCGTTCGTCTACTACGAGTTCTTCCGATTCGGAGAGTTCTCAGGCTTCATAATAGAGAAATGATTAAGAAGCCTTGTCTAAACTGCGGACAACTAACGCCTAACTCCAGCAGGTGCGACACGTGTACGAAGATACGAGAAGCAGTACGAAACGCGACGCGTCCTCACTACAAAGGAACCTATAAGACGAGAGCGAAAGCAGTAAGAGAGAACGCCGAAGCCTGCTGGATATGCGGCGAAGGAGCACGACCAGACGACCCGTTCACCGCAGACCACGTACTAACGGGAGAACCGACGTCACCCCTACTACCAGCGCACCGCTCCTGTAACTCTCGACGAGGCGCGAGAGAACACCGCAGATGACCAGACCAGCACTCGACACGCGCAGGTGTGCGATTTTTTCTAGACCGCGTACCTACGGCTCCCCTGCCCGTCTCTTTATGCGTAGCCGCGTAAAAAGAAGTATTCTCGAAACACTTATGAATAAAGGGAAATCGCCGTTTCACCCCGTTTTTCACGGAAGGGTAGACGTCACCACGAATCCTGCTCGTAGGAGGTGCTCCTAGTGGGTGGGAAAGGTAGCGGCAGGCGTCCAAAGCCTGTCGAACAGAAGATTCGTTTAGGGAATCTAGGAAAGCGGAAACTTCCGAAGGCGGAGGTAATCGCGCTTCCTACTGCTCATAGCGATATCCCTGAACCGCATAGGAAACTCTCGCCGTACGGTATGCGTCTCTGGGAAGCCGTTTGGACGGGAGGCGCACCTTGGCTAAAGCCGTCTATCGACGGCGAACTTGTCCTTATGGCTTGCGAGTTACTCGACGAGCGAGTTCAGTTACGTGCTCGCGTTCTCTCTCAGCCTGACGCGTGGCGCGAACGTCGCGGCTTGCGCGAGTTAGATAATCAGATAGCGAAACTTCTAGGTCAGATAGGATTTAGTCCGACAGATAGAGCGAATCTGGGAGTAGGAGAAGTGAAGACGAGTGAGTTCGCAGACCTCCATAAACGTATCGCGGCGAAACGCGCTAGAGCCGTCGAATAAGTGGAAACCGACGTACTACACGCCGCGTATCTATAAGCCGTCTGACGGCGACGAAATTATTCGGTTCGCTCTCGACCATTTCACGGTTCTAAAAGGTAATCGCGCAGGCGAGCCGCTCGACTTTACTTCGTGGCAGAAGTGGTTACTTCGTGCTCTCTATGAGCGAACGCCGAACGGACGTCTTCGTTATCGTCGAGCACTTATCGGGCTTCCTCGTAAACAGGGTAAGAGTCTTCTAGGTTCCGCTATCGCCGTTTATGGCTTAGTCGCAGGCGAGGCAGGCGCGGAAATCTACGCCGTCGCAGGAGATAGGCAACAGGCGCGAATTATTTTTAACGAGGCTAAACAGCAGATTCAGGCGAGTCCTATTCTCTCGAAAGAGTGCCGCGTATATCGCGACGCGCTCGAAATGCCGCGCTTCGGTTCTATCTTCCGCGTACTTTCGTCGGAATTCCGTTCGCAGGCTGGACTTAATCCGTCTCTCGTGCTCTTCGACGAGTTATGGAATCAGGGAACGAGCGACCTCTACGACCAGATGACGCTAGGTAGCGGAGCACGTATAGAGCCGCTCGTAGTCTCGATTACGACGGCTGGCTATGACCTATCTTCGCTCTGTGGCGAACTTTACGACTACGGGAAGAGGTGCGCGGCGAAGGAAGTCGTAGACGAGTCTTACGGCTTCTGGTGGTGGGAGGCTCCGCCAGACTGCGACCTAAACGACAAAGCCGCGTGGCGTACCGCGAATCCGAATATTGCGGAACGACTCCTTTCGTTAGAGGATTTCGAGACGGCGGTAAAGCAGACTTCTGAAAGCGCGTTCCGTCGTTGGCGTTTAAATCAGTGGGTGCGCGCTCAGGAGTCGTGGCTTCCTGCTGGCTCGTGGGAGCGTTGCGTTTCCGAAGATGAGATAGACGAAGAACTACCCGTTTACGTCGGAATAGATATGGCTCTTAAACACGACTCGATAGCCGTAGTTATCGCGCAACAGCAGGAGACACGGCTAGTCGTACGAGCGAAAATCTGGCAACCGAAAGACGAAGGCGTAGATATCGCCGCAGTCGAGCACTACCTACGGGAAATCCATAACACCTACGAAGTACGGGAATTCGTTTACGACCCTGCTTATTTCCAGCGTTCGGCTGAAGCACTAGCCGACGACGGACTTCCTATGGTCGAGTATCCGCAGACGTCTTCGCGTCTCGTTCCTGCCTGCGGTAACGCTTACGAGTTAATCGTAAACGGGAAAATAGCCCACGACGGCTCTCCTACGTTTACAGACCAAGTATTATCAGCCGCTCAACGTATGACGGATAACGGGTGGCGACTCTCGAAAGGAAAAAGCCGAAGAAAAATCGACGCCGCAATAGCGCTCGTTATGGCAGTAGATAGAGCGACTACGAAAACGCGTATCATAGACGCACCGACGATTATGGATATCTGGAAATGAGAAAACTACTTACC